AATATTAGAACGACAGTTTGTGAGAAAATGGGTAAATCTTTTACCGGGTCCTGCAGATAAATCTATTTTTGCTAAAGAGCAAGGTCCATCTATTGCGAGTATTTTTTTAAGTAAAGGTATACGATTTGAAGAGAGTAATAAATCACCTGGATCAAGAATACGTGGTTTGTCAATTATAAGGGAGTTATTATTAAATAGTATAATTCATAAAGAGGATAAACCTGGACTTTATATATTTGATAGATGTGTAAGATTAATTCAACATTTATCAGCACTATCACTAGATAATAAAACAGGTGAAGATGTAGATACTACACAACCAGATCATGATTGGGATGTATTAAGATATATTATATTACATCAAATGAATGTATTAAAGTTAGTAAAAGTTAAAGGACTCTAAAGGAGATATCATGTCTATAACAGCAATAGATGTATTAGAACACCCAAGTTATGCAAATTATTCTTCTCAATGGTCAAGAATAAGAGATTGCCTAGAAGGGCAAGATAAAGTTAAATTAAAAGGTGAAACGTATTTGCCTAAATTATCAGGTCAAACCCCAATAGAATATGATGCATACTTATTACGAGCCACATTCTTTAATTTAGCATCGAGAATTGTTAGTGCAAATACTGGATTGATTTTTAATAGAAATGCAAAAATAGAAGCACCAAAAGGATTAGAGCATTTAAATGTAGATGATGAAAATTATACATCTTTATATGAAGCATTTTCAGAAATTACTGAAGAATTATTAGTAATAGGACGAGTCGGGGTTTTAATTGATATTCAAAATGAATTCGTTATACCTGTAATATATAAAAGTGAGAATATATTAAATTGGAAGTATGATAGTAATGGTAATCTTGTAGAGGTTATTCTTCAAGAATATAATTATAATGATGAATTTGAAGAGATTAAGATAACATATAAATTGTATTTAAATGAAGGAAATATTTATACTGTTGATAAGTTTATTGATGATGCATATGATAAAACTATCACACCAAATTATAAAGGTGCAGTATTAACCAAAATTCCATTTATTTGTGGTACTATTAAAGGGCTTTCTTTTAATATTTTTAAATCCCCAATTCTTGATATCATAGATTTAAATTTATCCCACTATAGGACATCTGCAGACTATGAACATGCGTTACATTTCGTAGCTATGCCGACACCAGTAATTACAGGTGCATCAACATCTGCGGATGTAAAAATAGGTGCTACTGCAATTGTTATACCTAATGAAAATGCGAAAGCTTATTATTTAGAATTTGTTGGTCAAGGTATTAATGCATTAGAAAAAGCATTAGATAAAAAACAAGCACAAATGTCTACTTTTTCAGCAAGAATTCAAGATACCTCAACTAAAGGATCAGAAGCTGAGGGTATTGTAAAATTAAGATATAGTTCAGATAATGCGACTTTATTTGATATTGCTATAATGACCGAATTGATTTTAAATTCAATGTGTAATACTATTGGTTATTGGATGGATATTGATATAGTATCTGATATAACATTAGATAAAGATTTTATCGAATCTAAATTATCAGCTAATGAATTAACGAGTTTAACAAATGCGTTGCTTAGTGGTGCGATAGATAATGAAACTTTTATTTATAACTTGAAAAAAGGTAAGATGATAGCATCTGATTATGATATGAAAATAAATTTAAAATCTATAGTTGATAATGACTAAAAATCAATAATGATAATGGTATTATTATTGGAAAACAATCATATGAAGGAGGAAACTAATGGAAATTGATTGGGATGCCGTAAAAGAAGAAGATAAGTTTAAGGAAATTGTTAAATCTTCGGCAGAAGAAATAGCAAATAATTTAGTCGCAACAAAGATTGATGAAGCAGTGGCAGATTTAAAATCAAAAAATTCTGAATTAATTGGCGAGAAAAGAAAACTCGCTGAGAAATTAGAGTCTATTAAAGATTTTGATTTTGAAAAAGCTAAAAAAGCTATGGATTTTGTTGATAAAGATGAAACAGCTAAATTATTAGCCGAAGGTAAATTTGATGAAGTTATTGAATCAAGAACTGCAAAAATAAAAGATGATTATGATAGTAAGATTCAGGAGATTACAGAGGCTAAAAATGCAGCTGAATTAGAAGTTTCTAATTTAAAAAGTAATATTGATAAAATTACTATTGAAACGCATTTACGTAAAGTTGCAGCAAAAGCAGGTATTTTAGCAGATGCAATGGATGATGTTCTTCTTCGTGGACAAATGGTGTTTTCTGTCGGTGAAGATGGTAATTTAGAGGCTAGAGATAAACACGGTGAATTTGTTAAAGTTGATGGGAAAATTTTAACACCGGGTAGTTGGATCGCAGGATTACCCCAACACTATTGGCCATTATCAGATGGTATAGGTGGAGTAGGAGGTGGTGCAGGGGGTGATGTAGATGAGAAACTTGTAGCAGCGGCTAAATCTGGTAATATTGCAGCATATAGGAAATTAAGAGCTAAAAAGAAGAAATAGTTTCCCTGCAAAAATCTTGTGTACATTTTAAATTAAGTATATTATAATATTATTAATAATTGAATAAGAGTGTTATCTGAGATAACACGGTCAAGTACCTGAGGGCTTGGTGATTTATTATAATCATTAAGCCCTTTTTTTTAAATTAAACTAATGGAGGATAATTATGGCTAATGTTTTTGAGAATGTTGACATGATTGCCGCCGAAGCACTGGTACATATGGAGGATTCTCTTGTTATTGCTGGTCTTTGTGCGAAGGATGTTTCATCTGATTTTTCTGTAACCCCAAATGGGTATGCTGTCGGTGAATCTATTCGATTTAAAACTCGTCCGTCTTATGTTGCTAAAGAATTTACTGGATCTTTGGATAAACAAGAAGTAAAAGAAGTTTCTCGTACGATGACTATCGATAAACATCTTGATGTTTCTGTTGAGTTAACAGCTAAAGAATTAGCACTAGATTTTGAAAGTTTTTCAGAACAAGTGATTATTCCTGCTGCATATGCTTTAGCTGAAAAAATTGATATTTATGTTGGTACAAAAGTTCTGGATGCTCGAGGTCTTTATGCAGATTCTTCTGTTCTTAGTACTGCTGCATCTATGGCTTCTGCACGAAGCAGCGCTAATTATCAGCAATTAAATCCAATTGGTCGGTTTGGTCTTGTAGATTCTACCCTTGAAGCTCGTATGTTAGGAGCTGAGTATTTTAATCGTAGTAATTATCGTGGTGCACAAGGTGAGAAAACCTTAACTTTTGGTACGATGGGTACTATGATGAATTTTAATTGGTTTGCTAGTATGAATTTCCCAGAAAGTACTTTATCAGCTAGTAGTGAAACTACTGCCACTGATAATGCAGCTGGTGCTAATCAGATTGGAGACACTACTCTTAAAGTTGATGCTCTTACCAATGAAATCACCGCTGGTAATTTTCTTGCTGTTGCAGGTTGTCGTCGTCGATTAGTTGTTAAAACTACGGCTGCAGCTGCGGCTACTTCTATTTCGTTGGTTGATCCTATTGATGAGTATATTGAAGATGGAGTTGCTGTCACAGTTGTTCAAGATAATAATACTGTGACAATGCATGGTGCACTCTTTGACGACCGTTCTTTAGGTGTAGCTTTTCCGATGTTAGATAAACCTGAAGATAAAATTGCAAGTACTATTTCGGATAATGGCGTATCTATTCGTGTAGTTAAAGGATATAACATGGATACTAAGAAAACTCTTATGTCCTTGGATGTTCTTTGTGCAGCTGCAGCTATTGATCCTCGTCGAATTACTCTCATTGGAGATGCTGCTTAATTTGTAAGTATATGTAGCCCTCTGGTTATATAGTTAAATAGGGGCTTATTACTTAGTGGTAAGCCCCTATTTTTTTAATATTTATATATGGAGAAAAATCATGATACTGTACAGTAAAAAGGGTAAAAAAATTACTTGCGATCAACACCAGGTAGAAATTCTTATTAAACATGGATATTCTTTGAAACCTGTAAAAATTATAGATTTTACAAAAGTAGAAAGTAAAATAGGTGAAAAGGATGAAACGATTAAAGAGAGTAAAACGGTTACAAAAGATGAGACAGAAGATAAGGTATCTACGACGACGAAAACGTCTGATTCTGTAAAATCATCTGTTAAAGGTAAATAATGGATGCTACTCTTAAAGGATCATCAGCTAATTCTTATATTTCAGTTGTAGATGCGACACAATATTTTTTAAATCGTCCACATTCTCAATATATTGAGGAAAATGATGATTTTGAGAAATTTTTAATGCATTCTACGCTAATTCTTGATAGTTATATAGATTGGTTAGGTGATAAAACTACAACTGAACAAGCATTAGAATGGCCGAGAAAGAATCTTTATGGTGTAGATGAAGATACTATACCAAGAGATATATTAACTGCTACTTGTGAATTAGCGTTGGTTTTATTAGACGATAATGTTTTGCAGTCAACAGGTTTAGCAGATTTTGAAAGTTTAAAAGTATCATCGATACAATTAAAAATAAGTAATAACATCTCACCCAACTTAATTCCTGAACATATATTGGTATTGATATCAAAATATGGTAATATAAATTCTGGTTTAAATAAAACTATTATAAGAGTATAAATATGAGTATAAAGTCAGCGTTAAAGTTGGGTGTAGATACGATATTTAAAACATTTAAATCTATATCTTATACTGGGACTTATATACAAATACTTGATAAAGGATTTGGAGGTAATACACCTAATGAAGAATTTATAATTCCTTTAGTTTTAATATTAGATTATGATTCAAAAGAGATACAACGAGGTGGTTTAGATGTCAAATATAGATCTAGTTTGATCGATATAATATTTAAATCGGAGTATTTATCAATAATACCAAAAGATGGGGATGAATTTATACTTGATTCTATAAAATATAAGGTTTCTGTTCCGATTTCAATCGACCCCGTAGATTTAACATATACATTAACTTTAAAAAAGATGTCATAATGGAATTTTCATCAATAATACGTAAATTAACTGGTTTATATGATTCTTTATCATATAAAATATTTAGTAAGAAAATAAATAATTTTACAAAAGATATTATTGATCAACTAAAAAATAATTCACCAGTATATACGGGACGATTTAAATCTAATTGGCATAGTGATATATCTGGTAATAGAGTAACAATATCTAATATATCAGATTATGCTAAATATATAGAGTATGGTAGTATTCCGGGTGAATATCCTTGGCCATCTGTTGGAAAAAGAACAATGATGTATGAAGGAAGAATTTATTCATCTCAAGCTCCTGGAGGTGTATTAAGAAAAACATTACAAAGTAATAATATTACTCGTATTATAGAGCGACATTTTAGGTTCGAGATATGATAAATAGAATAAGTTCATTAAATGAGATAGAATCTAGAATAATAGCAAATAAAGACGATATTGGTCTTACAGCTTTTAGACGATATCCTAATAGACTTGCTCAAGAAAGTGAGTTACCTTGTTTATTTATGTTTGAAGGTCCTGATAAAATTATTAAAAAGTCATCTAATAATATTTTAGGATATCCAAAACGAAGAAATTTAGAATCTATAGTAGAGTTAATAGATTTTAAAGATGATATTTTTACAAAGATAATAAAAGTAAGAGATTGTATAATAGGATCAGATACAAGATTAGTAGAAAATAGTTTTATTGAAGAATCCTATATAGAAGGCCCTATAGGTTATGGTATTGATGATGTTGTTGTTTGTCGTATAATTTTTACGATAACATATAAAGATAATAATTTTATTTAACGGAGGATGTTATGAGTGATAATTTAGTTTTAGGTCGTGGAATTGTATATTTGGATGAGTATGATGTCAATGGTAATTTAACAGGTGAAAGAGATATTGGAAATTGTCCAGAATTAGTTTTTTCAAATAATATTACGAAATTAGAACATTTTAGTTCTAGGAGTGGATTAAAAGCTAAAGATAAAGAAGTAGTAACACAATTAACTCCTACTCTGAAATTTACTTTAGATGAATTAACTATTGAAAATTATAATATGATGGCTTTAGGAACTTCATCCAGTACAACACAATCTGCTGCCACTGGGGAAGTTGAAACTATCTATGCTAAACTAGGTTTACGGGTCAATTTAGCTAAACGCAGTATTTCGAATGTAGTGATTAAAGATTCTACAGATACTATCACATATGTATCAGGTGTAGATTATTTGGTGGACACTTCTAAGAAAGATGATGTCATAGGTCGTATTTATTTTATCGATGGTGGTAGTATTGCTGATGATGAAGAATTACATGTTACGTATGATTGTGGAAATGTTACGTATACCACTATTAAAGGTTTATCAAATACTTCATTTGAAGCACAATTTAGATTTGTATCTGATAATCCTGTCGGACCTCAAGTAGAATTAACCGCATGGAAAACATCTATTAATCCTGATGGTGATACGGCATTTATTGGCGATGATTGGGCCACAATCAGTTTTACAGCTGAAATTTTAAAGGATGAAGATAACCATCCATCTAACCCATATTTTGAGACTATCCGGATAAGTAATTAGAGGAGCTAATGAAAACTTTATTAAAAGAATTGGACAATTTAATTCCTTGCAGATCAGTAAAGGTGTATGGTCATAATGTGGCCATACACCCTCTTACTCTTTCTCAAATAAGTAGTATAATTTCTAAATTAACCCTTCATAGTAAAATATTACAAAAAGAAGGGATTACTTTAGAAAAATTATCTTCTGAAGATAATCAAGAGGTTATTGGAAAATTATTATTATATCTTATTTCTAAATGTCCGGATCTTTTATCTGATTTATCTGGATTAGATATAAAATTATTTGAAAAACTTCCTTTTGATAAATCTGTTGAAATTTTAACAGCTGTAATAGAATTAAATCTTGAGTCTAAGGATACACTAATAAAAAACTTGTCAAGTCTGGCCAACATCACCACAGGACTAATAAAGTAAAGAAAAAAGTTAGTACTGATGGAATTATTATAAATTTAGTTCAATATTTAATAAATAATGGACATCGTTGGTCAGACATAAAACATTATACACTTGGTGAAATAGGTGTATTTTTTAATACAATAAAAGTACGAACGAATATTTCTGAAATTAGTAATTTAACTAATATGTGGGTAGCTCATCATTCTAATAAAGAAGGATTAGATAAATATATAGATAGTATAAAAATACAATCTTTATCAGATAAAAATGAAGAAATACGGAATAATTGCTTAAAATTGTTAAATTATAATCCAAAATAAGAGTATATTTTATGAATACTGAAAGTATAAAGATTATAATAGATATAGTTTTAAAGCAAAAGAAAACTATTGAAGATTTATCAAAACAGTTTATAAAATTACAAACTTCTTCAAATCTTTATAAAAACTCCATTAAATCTTTATCCCCACTATTTTCAAAATTAGCATCAGGTGCAAGTCAAGTAGCTAAAAGCTTTGATAATATAACTGCGTCTACTAATAAGTCAAATATGAGTAGACAAGAAATGATCAGATCTTCTGCTATGACTGTAGGTTGGGCTAATAAACATACTGCAGCACTTAAAAAACAATCTACAGCGGCAAAAGAAACAGCTCAATCTGTTAATAAATTAGTAAAAGCAAATCAATCTCTTCGTTCTGTTTCAAGAGCTTTTCAAGATCTTGGTAGTGCTATAAGATTTTCTTTATTAACGAAAGGTTTGACAGATCTTAGTAAAGGTATTTTAGATACGTCTATAAATTGGATAAGATTTGGTAATACTTTAAAATATGTTTATGGTTCTGCAGAGAAATCTGAGGAAATACTAGGATTTTTATCTGATACATCCGAAAAATTAGGTGTTAGTTTTGAAAAATCAATAAGTGGATTTTCACAGTTGGCTGCTGCTGCAAAAGGTACAGCTTTAGAGGGTCAACCTGTATTAGATATTTACCAATCATTAGTTGAAACGTCGTCAGCATTAGGATTATCACAATATAAATTAGAATCTATTTTTTACGCTATTACCCAGATGATTTCTAAGGGTACAGTGCAAACAGAGGAGTTAAAACGACAATTAGGAGATCAGTTACCTGGAGCCATGGAAAAAGCGGCTGAATCTATGGGCATGACCAGGGAAGCTTTTATGAAGGCGGTCAAAGCAGGAGAAGTTTCCGCAGATGTATTTTTAAAAGCATTTGCTCCATTTTTACATAAAGAGTTTGCCGAAACAGCAAAAATAAATTCTAAAACTATAATTGGTGGAATAGAGCGATTAAAAAAAGCATGGTATATATTTAAAGTAGAATTAGGTAAAGGTGAATTTTTAAATATAATTTCAGATGCTTTTGTATCTTTAACTAAATCTTTAAAAAATAAAGAAGTTATAGATTTAATAAAGGCTTGGATCACTGGATTTATTAAATTATCTGGCGCATTTGTAAAATTTGTTACTGAATATCCAAAAGTTTCATTGGCAATAGTAGGATTAGCTACATCTTTTGCTTTATTAGTTAATGTTTTTACTCCTATTACTACAATAATAGTTAATATAATACGATTACAGCCTAAATTTTTAGCTTTTTTAATAAAAGCAGATGGCGTAATAGATACTTTAATATTAGGTGTTAAGGGTTTAACTGTAAGTTTATGGGAATCTTTTGCAGCGTTAGGGGCAGTTTCGCAGTTAGGTATACTTGCTGCTATCACTGCGGCTGCTATTGCTTTGACTGTAGTTATAAAGGATCAAATAAAATTAAAAAAATTAAGACGAGAAGAAGAAGAAAAGTGGTTAAAATCATCTAAAAAATATATAAAAGGACGAGATCTTGAAATAAAATCATATTTAGATTTAACTAAAATGACTAAGAAGAGTGCTCAAGCCTATGAAAAAAATTTAGAGGTAGCTTTTAATTATTATAGAGTTATGATAGCTTCAGCTGAAGCTGCTAATAAACCTACTGATGAGTATAATGAAAAATTGCAAGAAATTGTAGGCACGATGAAAGATTTACAACGTCTTCATCCAGATCTTACATTTTTTGAAGAAGGTGATTCTAAAAAAATTGAGAAGGTAGTAGAGGCATTTGAAAAATTAGATAAAGTTAAAGATGTCTTTAAAAATATAAGTTCTGGATATTCCGTATTACGAAATCAAATAAGTGATTATTATGATATGGAATCTTCAAAATTATCATCTATAATAACAAATGAGAAAGTTTTATTTAGTGAATCTTTAAAATTAGCAGAAGAAAAATCAAAAACTATAATAGCTCTCGGTGAATCTGAATATAATGCAAAATTAAAGTATCTTGATAAAATAAAAGTATCTGAAACTGATTATGTTGATGCTGTTAGTATTATAGATAAAAATTTATTAGACTTAAAAAAACAGACTTTATCAGAATGGAAAAGTTTTGTAAAATCATCTTATGATGAAGCATTAGGTTATGTAAAATCTTATTCTGATAAAGTTAAAGAAATTGAAGATGAAATACAAGAAGCACGAAAAACTACAGATGAAAAGATAAAAGATCTACAACGCAGTTTATTAACGGATGAGCAACAATGGTATGCTAAGAGATCAGACGCCAATAAATTATTAGAACAATCTAGAGAAGCTCTTGCCGAAGGAACAAATGAAAGTTATAAAAAATCTGCTGAATATGCAAAAGAAGCACAAAAAGTATTTTCAAGTTTAGCAAAAGAAATTAAGTCTGGTGATAAAACATTAATTTCTAAAAGTCAATCTACAGCTACTGCTATATCAGGTATAAAAGATGCTGGGAATTTATTAAATGAAGCTCTGTCTAAGCAAAAAGATATCGCTGAAGAAACTAAAGATAAATGGGTAAATGCTGCTGATACAATTAAACAACAATTCGCGGATATTGAATTACAAATTAAAGATTTAAATACTATTGAGATATCCCCAAAAATAGCTGTTTTAATAGATGAGACCGAATTTAATAAAGCAATGGAGCGTTTCAATGAAAAGTCTATATCTGTAAAAGGTATAGTAAAAATTGATAAGGAATCTTTACAAAAAGAAATAAATCGATTACAAAATATTGACATTAAATCCACAGACGAAATAATAGTAGATTCTGTGGAAGTAGATAAAAAATTAAAAGAATTAAATGAAACTATAACACATTCAACACATATTATAACGATAAAAAAAATTAAGGATACTATATCAGATTATAGTAAATCAGTGAATGAAGCCGTATCTGGGATAAGTTATACCAATACTAATAATCTTGTACCCGCAACATCAGTAAACAATAGTAATGTAAATAATGTAGCTATAAATTTTGGTAATGGAGCATTATCTCCTAGAGGATCTGTAGCATCTAAGGCACAAACATTAATAGATGATGTACAAAGGAATTATTAATGTCTTTAATTTTTGATACTGATATTATATCTATTAATATACAAGGCTCTAAATTTTATTTATGGCCTATAAAAAATGAAATTCTAAATAAATTAGATTTTTCTCAAAATATAAAGAAAGTACCTGCTTTATTTGGAGGTGTTATATTTGTAGCAGAAGAAAATGAAGTATCTCGTAATAAAAATGGTTTTTCTTTTAGCGCTTTTTCTACTGAGGATACAGCAAAAAATATTTTATTGGGTTTAAATGATGAACCAATGAGTGTATGGACGTTAGAAATACAAAATAAATCTTATGATATATTAATATCAAAATTCTCTTATGAGAGAACTTTATATTATGGTGAAGATAAAGTAAAAGTTAATTTGGATGGATTTTTAATTTAATTATTGGAGGGTTGATATGTCTATTCCGTCAAAAATTGTAGGTGCGGGGAATAATTCTACTGCTCAGAATGTAGTAAGAATAACTTTTTCTGAAGCTACCAGTGATATTCCTAAATTAGAAGCTTGGGATGATTATGCTTTTTCAACAGTGTTACATGAAGTTTTTACAGGTACATCAGGTAATGGTAGTAAACCAATGATAGGTGCTGTAGCAACTACTGATGCTGCGCCAATATCGGCTTGGATGCCTGTAAGTGGAACATCCGGAGGCGCAACAATTAATAGAATGAAAGGTACAGCAAATTTTATCAATTTAGCTGCTGCTGCGATAGCTGCTGCTGGAACTGTACGATTTAATTTGAATTGGGAAATTCCATATGATGCTTCAATACCTGCCGATATGGATGCAGTTTTAGTTTGTCGTTTTTCATATACAGGTGCAGCACCTATTCTTACTTGGGAATTTAACGATGCGGTAGCGGGAGGAACGGAAGCTTCTCCAATTTGGACCACAATTACTCCCGGTGCAACGGGCCATGTTGTAAAACCTGGAGATTCAGGTTCAACAGCTTCTAATTTAGTAATACATAGACCTGTATCAGGTGTTATTGATTCGGCTGAAATTTGGGTAGTAACGGGTTAAATAAATGCCGATAGCTATATTTGGAGGCCTTAGTGAGCCTATTACTGTAAATTCAGAAGGGCCATTACTTTCTTCTTTTATTTGTATAGCAGGAGAAGCTAATGGCCCTCAAACTTCTACCACTATTTTTATAGCTGGTGAAAGTGCATTAGTATGTTTAAATACCGAGATTGATGATAATCGAGTATTAGAAACGTCTGTTTTTATAGATAGTAATAATAGTTTAATTTTAAAAGCAGAATCAATAAATTTTTATGGAAATGATACAACTAGAAGATTATTAACTTTAGCCACTGTTGGTAGAAATGGAATAAGTAATAATTATATTGATATTAATGGTTCTCAATATGATCGTACTTTATTTCCTATCGATTCACAACAGCGTACTTATCATAATAATGTACAACCTTCTTTTTATAGATATCTTATAGTCGTAAATACTCCTAATGGGCGAGTAATTACTATAGATAAACTTCTTTGTGATGTAACAGTACAGAATCAAAATGGTACGAATTACTCTATTTTTAAATACTCACTTAGTCATGGCACATTTATTAGTGCAGCAGCATCAAATACAGCTTTATGGATATTATTTGATACAGAAGAAGATTTAAATGGTGAAGATCGATATAATTTAAAGGCATTTAATTTACAGACAGGCGTATTAATTGATATTCAAAGAATATCTAATTTTATTCCACTTACTATAGATCTTAAACATTTATCTCATTTACAATTAAAACCAATTGTATACAAATGGCATTTTTTAAAAATGTCAGGAAACATAGTTCTTGCAGATTTTATAAAAACTACTTGTAAATTTACAGACGATAGAGAAATTGCTACAACAGTAATAATAGACGATTTATATGCTTTACAAAGTACAGTAGAATTTTGGACTGGACAATGGCGTTCAGGTAGTTATCGACGAAAAGTCAATATTACTTGGACTGCGAAACACACATTATCACATACAAATATTTTAATCGATGTTACTAGTTGGGGGACAAATTGGTGGGATAAATTAAATAATGCAGAAGATTTTTCTGTTTATATAAATAATATGGGATTATTACCATCTATTTTAGTAGGTAATATTGAAACTGAAACAGGTTATATTGTTATAAGATTAGATACAATTGAAAAAGGACAATCATATGATTTAGATTTTTATGTTTATTGGAATAATATTTCCGGAAGTGATTCAATACATCCTAATTTATACGGTATTTCTAGTGTTATAAGATCCCATAGTATATATGGAGAAAGTCCTTCTTTTAGTTTAAAATCAACCTCAGGAGGAGATCCTTTATTTGAAACGGATGAACATATTGAAGATTGGATACATGCTGTTAGATTAATAACAGATGTAGATTGTGATATTCAACAAAGTTATTCTGATTTAAAATCTTATACTGATTATATAGGAGAATATAATACATTAGTTCAACGTATATATGTTTGGACAGATTCACAAATTGAACATTATTTACGAATCGAATTTTATTTGGCAGGAGCTAATCAATATGGTATATTAAAATATATTCGTGAAGAAGCGGGTCAAATTGATCTTTTTAATAATTTTTACACTTTATTAAGTGTCTGTTATGGAGTAGAATCACGATGTTGGACTTCTTGTGTTAATAGTGGTGATAATTTAGTTTCACCGGATACTAACTATGTTCCAGAAGATACTCCTGCAAATCCTGCTCTTTTAGTATATGATATAGATTCTGATTTAAATACAAATGACCCTAAATTAGATAGTTTAGCCTGTTTAATTTCACCCGCTAATCCTACATTTAATTTATTTTCAATTGATGAATCTTTTGTTGCTATTAATTCAGAAGTATATTTATATGATGAAAATACTATACGTTCTAATGTAACCCTTGTATGGGAACTTAAAAGTGAAGGTCCAAGATTAGATATATTCCTTCGTCGACATGATAGTGTGACATTAGTTTCGCCTGAATTATTCGCATGCTCAGCAGTTAATCTTTCAGTAGAAACGAAAAAAATAGGTAATGATCTACTACATTTAGTTTGTACAGAAACCAAAGTAATAATAATCGCAGAAACTGATAAAGTAGATAATTTTGGTGATTACTATCGAAAACATCCTTCTGAAACAGATCCTTTTTTGAAAAGATGTTATCGTTCTCATATTTATTTTGTGGATTCAATAACTAAATGGTTTTCTATACCTCCAATTTATATACCTAATAGAGTAAGTAAACAAGTAGATGCTTCTGATACTATGAAATTAGTATTTCTTAGTATTGATTATAATAATGATACAACTCATATGGATATAGATGTAGTTGTTTTTGATTTTGATGGAACTATTTTATATGATGAAGACAATGTAATAGAATATGAAAGCTATTCGGGACAACCACTTTCTCACACTGTATTTCAATACAATGTACTTTTAGCTGCTTCTAATTTTGGTTTTATAATATTCTATAAATTATACTCATATGGATCAGGCACACTTATACGTCATTATCCTTATTATATATTATATGATACTTCTTATAATAAAATCATAAATAATTTTTTTCAACCAACTTATAATTATTATATAGGTGGTTTAGGTTTTATTGATTTAGTAGATGCGATTTCTTTAAAAGTAAACTTAGGACAAAGTGATTTTAAACAAGGAGTTAAAACCACTACAAATTTATATGCATCTTTAATATCAGGTATTTCAACTTCTTCCAATATTGATATTGATTCTTGTATTAAAACTGGAATTGATTTATTTACAGATTTAGGTATTAATTTAAAAATAACACTCACTGATTTACCTTATCGTGAAATAAATTATATTCTACCTATTGGACCTCTAGATAGTACTATGAGATTATCACATAGTATTAATACAAATAGACAAAGTGTATGGGTGGGACCTTGTAATTCTCCTTTTACAACGTATCTTGAAGAAGGTGCTTATATTTCAGAAGATAAATATTTATTTAATATTGTAAATAAAAGACCAGGTTGGTGGTATTTTTCTGAAGAAAGATCTTTTCTCACCAAATTAAATTTAGAAACAAATAAATTAGAATGCACATATGAAAATACTTTTATTGTTAGAAACAATGAAATTTATGGATATCGATTAGAAAATATAAGTTTTTCTAAATCACTTCAATGGTGTTTTGTTACAAGGCATTGTTTTAAACGAGAAATACCAAATCCTACATACCCTCAAACTTGGGATTATGAATTTCAATATATAGATATATTAATATTAAATAGTAATTTAGAACCTATAACAACTATAAAGCAATTTAAAAATACAGATATTTTAGATACTGCTATATCTTTACATGAAAAAGACGGTATTTTTTATTTACTTACACGAAATATTAGCCCTGTGCAAAAATCGTCTTATTATCCATTATTAGATTCAGATAAATTAAATATATATACTTCTACAGATATTTTTAGTGATTGGACCCTACTATATAGTTTAAATTGGAATAGTTTTTATTCAGTAAATGACGATGAATATACTTTTTTAAATATTATACAAATTACAAATCATCATATTTGGATATCTGGAGGAGTTACTGTAGAAAAAGTTAATATTGGATTAGCAAATAATGTAGGAATACGTTTAGACGGGTCCGGACATGATATTATAAATGGTCTATTTGGTTTTGTTTATGATATATATGAAGAAAATAAATATAGTTTAGTTGTTATTAAGAGAACACATTCAGAAAATAAATTAACAACCGCAGCACAAATAGCAGCAATTGAGATTTTAAATGATGAAACTTTAGATCCAATATGTACACCAAATTTTCAAAATAATGCGTTTTGGTATTCTTTTATATCTAAATTTGAGTGTAAATTTACATTATCATACAAAAAACAGGTTTATGATTGGGTTAAATTATCCACTACACTTACAGATAATACGTCAATTGCTTTACAAGAAAATAGAAGTATTTATTATATTGATAATAATAACGAGATGATTTATAATGGATGATTTATAATGACAGATTTATTTTTCAATAATTTTGAATTATCAATGTTACCAGAGTCTGAACCAACATGGAAAGTTGATACTCAGGTTATTTCTAATTATTCAATTGGAGAAATAGTAAATATTTCTTTTCCTATATCTTCTAAAAGATCATCAGAAAATGAATCTGGTATTATTATAACAGAAGATTATAAACAAGAAATATCATTAAATTTACTAATTACAAATTTAAATGATAATGGGTCAACTACAAATATCTCAGGAGTTCTCTATGATTTTTATAAATTATTTACTCCAACATGTACAACTATTATTACAATACATCCTGATTTTTTAAAAAATGATGATATTGTAAAAATAGCAGATTCAGCGAAAATAATATATGGAGAAACATTAGAAGATATTTTAGTTTTATTCTCATCCTTAATAAAAATACCTATAAAAATATCAGATTCACCTTGTTTAAAATTTCCAGTAATATCTGAAGCTGATCCTATAGTAATTTTAAATGGATCTTATGCTGAACAATTATCTTCATTATTACAGAGATTTTCACCTACTACATTATGGGGACAAAAACCTTCCTGGTGGATTATTCCTTTTGAAAGATCAAATATTGGGAAATCAATTTATATTTCTTTTCCTATAAGTAATAATGCAAAAACAATTTATTTAGATTTAATAAAACCTATAGATTGGAGAAGACAACTTGCTTTAATTTCTAGACCTGAACAAATATTTTTACAAGAGGATGTCACAGCTGCATTTCGTACAGAATCACATATTGTAGATGGTCGATTAAAAAGAGAGCCTTTTTCATATCAAACTGAACATCAATTTGCGAATACATCAGATTATATAAAAGCTACTTTAGATGGATATAAAACTTCTCAAGGAGGTTTAGTTTTTGATGAAAATTGGATTGCTACTACGAAAACTGTAAAAGAAGTAATTGTTGAATATCCTACTCCTTATGGAGAAACAACTGATCCTGTATTTACTACAAAAACTATTTTAACTGGATCAATGACACAAGTAAAAACAGAAGTGCATAATTCCTATTTAATAGGTCCACCTTATGATGTGATTATAGGAAGTGATGAATTATTAAATAATCCTACACATGTTTCAAGTGAAGATTTTAAAACTAAATATTTTAACTTATCAGGTCGTGGTTCACATCGTTCATTAGCGATGGATTATTCAGGTGAAATATTAGTAGATGAATTATGTAGCAGTGATGGTGCTTTATTATTACAAAGAAAAACTAAAACAGAAGAAGTTGAATCTATATTAGCAGGTTATTTAGATGAAGAAGGAAATGAACCTGTTGTTGGGGACGAAGTTAAACCTACAATTACAGAGACAGAAGAAACTTTTGCGTATAATAAAGAAACTGGAAAATTAGTAATTGATCGAATCAAAACAAAAAAAATAAGTAGTGATGATACTTATACTATAGAAAATACTATTAATTTTTATAAGGTAGTTACTGAGGATTTAATGGCATCTTTTACTTGCTCACGAACTACAAGTTATGATGAAAATGGATTACAAGTGTCTGAGACAGTTCCTGATATTTCAGTAAATGTATCTTCAGGTGATGGGTCTAATACTGTAAATACTAAATCTTCTTTTGGAGCAGCTTTAGATAATATTGAAGTAGAAGGTCCGATACTATTTAAAAAATTATATTCAATTAATAATGATATTGAGACACAAGGTTCTATTTATATATCTTTACCTTGTTTATTGATTGATGAAATGAGTGAGTATTTGGATACTAATTTTGTAACAGATGCAAAAATATCTGAACAAATTGCTTTTTCAACTTATTTTTTAGATCCTATAGATTTGATAGGAATGAATGTAAATTTTAAAAGTGAAGGTATTAAAATCCCTTATGATATTAAATATAAAGATTCAGTTCATACCTCTATTAAACAAACTTATAATATTTCACAAACTATAGAACGTATAGTTACAGGTTTAGTTTTAAGTGTTGATAGTAATAATGTAGTTTTAATAACTATTAGTACATGTGCATTAGCCAATGAATTACAATAAAGTAATTACTATAAATAAAAATACAGGTGTATGTATAGGTTTGTGTGGTAAAGGTATTATTCAAGCTATTAAAAAACAAGATACTATTATATTTACTAAAAAATATATAAAATGGCAAAACAAGAAACAGCGAAAACTATTGTAAATCAAGAAATACTTTCTATATCTATAGCTAAATCTATAGGTAGTAGTAATGTTGTAGTATCTCCACAAATCGAGCAAAAAAATACAAAGTTACAATTTTCTAATAATTCGCCAAATAATATATCAACGAGTGAAAATATAGCCCAACAAAATATTATAGGCACAAGTCTTATAAGAAATAAAAAAGGTGAAATAAATGAATCTGAAAATGCTGATGTAGACGATGGAACCAAGTCAGAATTATTACTTGATTTATCAAATGCATGTGGTTCCGCGGATGGAAGTGGGAAATTAGTACGAGATGACTCTAAATCTGATTATTTTAATAAAACACACAAAGGAGTATTTTTATCAGAAAGAGTAACAAAAAAAATAAAAGATAATAAAATTGATTCTAGAACATGTGAAGATGATGGTTTAATTGTAGCAACACATGATGGCTATGTACTAATCAAAGTCTTTGAGAATTGGTATTCTAATAGAACTATTCGTTGGTTAGGTAATAATCCAAAACATCCTTGTATTATTAGAAATATAGGTTTTGTTAGAAGATACTTATTAACTACAGGTACACCTAGAGGTGTAACATCTCGTTGGGCTTTTGAACCAAGAAAACGTTTATTTTGGTTAGATGTTTCTTATAAAGATAATAATAATATTCCTTCTGCACCTACACTTGGATTAGGTCTTCCGGATATAATGTGGGGATTAGGATTTAGTTGGCCTGCATATGGGGGCGGATCAGATATACGATGGACATATAATCATCCATCATTTGGTGGAACTTTATCTATTCCAGATGTAGTTCGTTTTGGATTATCAGAAGCATTGATTTTCTTATATGATAGAGATTATTATTGGGCTATCACTGAATGGGAGGGTAGTTCAACAGTTAGTTATACAAAAGGTTTTTCAGTAGCTAATATAGTATTAGATGAAGATTGTGAAAATATTAGTCTTACAGATAATTCAATAAAACGTTTATTAGAACAAACCAATATTATTAGAACTTGTGAATATGGTGAATCAGTATTAAATTGGGATAGTGAATTAGCGATAGTAGCAAAAGATTACGCAACTAAAATGGCTACGGAGGATTTTTTTGGGCATGTTGATCCAACAGGAAAAACAGTTGTAGATAGAGTAAATCAAGCAAATATTAAATATCAGAGTGTAGGAGAAATTTTAAATTTTAATGAAATTGTATATATTAATACTGATTTAACTAATGAATTACTAGATAATGCATTTACAAGTTGGTGTAACAGTGAATCCCATTTTGCTTTAATGATAGATGCAAATTTTACTAACGTTGGGTTTGGATGTGATTATCATATAATAGGAGAAGAAATTAGGTGGTATTTTGTAGGTGTTTTTACCTTACCTGGAGAACAAAGTACTTCTGAATATTCATTTGATCGATGTATTCTTAATATGGATGATAGTATTACACATTTAGGTAGTGATAAACAAACTATATACCAAAATATGCCTTGTTTACGGGCTTTTTCTTCTGCACCTAGAACTAAATTTAGGCCTCATTGTATAACATATCGAGCAATATCTTGGGATCGATGGGGTTTGGGACGAATTACAAATAGTACTCATACAGAAGAATATGGGTTTAATGCTACACAATTTTTAACAGGCGGAGGACATTATCATAATATACAAAGCACTTTATATGTACCTGCGGTTATAAATTATGTTTCAGGTAGAAAATATATAGAATATGATCCAGATGGACGTTCAATATATCTAGATATAGATTATAATAGTTGCTCATTAGTTGTAGATGGGATAACAATTGAATTTTCTATGCAGGATAATAGTACTTCTGGGGAAGTAATGTTTAGTGGTATTTTTGTTGGGTCTATTTTTCACTCATCCCCAGAATATAATTATAATGAACCTGCTAGTTTTAGTAAAGGGGAAACTGTAATTACATATGGAATATCGCGAGTAACTAAATATGAAGAAAACAGTTGGGATAACCCATCTATAGATAATTATATGAAAGAATATTATTATGAATTAGAAATGACTTATTGGTGTGTTTTAATAAATGTAAATGGGGATGTTGTTTCTAAATTTCAACTAGGTGGAATACCTGATATAGATGTGACAGAAATTGAGTATAATTATGATTATCATGAACAAGCAGCAAATGGTATACAAGAAAATTTTATATTCCAAATGGATGGTCCTATTAAACCTTTTAGTGTTGAAGTAAAATATATGGTTGAAGGACAAAATTATCGGGTTATAGATGATGGTGAGGGCATGATTATAGATACGTCTTCACATTTAGCTACTTCTGTAATAGATTATAATTCTGGCAGTATTTCTTTAACATTTGGCTCTCCTCAACCTGATAATAATAGTAATGTTGTAATAACTGCTTTAGTAGGAATAATTGAAGATCGTTTTGAAATGTTTGTACAGACAGGAAATCTTGCTTATTATGAAGATAAAGAATTTTATCAGCCAGCCACTTTTGAAATAAAAGGATCGTTTCCTTATTGTCCCAGTTATACTATAACCCAAGATGGTAATTATATTGTTGGAACATTTGGTATGTATTCTGGGGATAATATAATAGATACAAGTGATAGATTAACTCCTCATAATACGATACATGATGTTCCATCTACATCACGTATATTTGCTCAATGTGGAAAAATTCAGTATATAGTTTATGATAGAACAGGTAAAATAGTAGCAGGTCCATTTTTTGTTCCAAATAATATATCTTATTCAAATTCGGTGGTATTAAACTAATGATTAAAATTAAAGGTGAACTTTCTGAGTTATTGAAAAAAGAATTAGAGCCCATACCTTCACAAGGTAGAAAAAGCTTGGTATCCGTATTAAATGAAATAAAAACATATCTTATTGGAGGTTTAGGAGATACAAAACAACTACTAATTAAAATAGAACAATCCTTAGAATTATTACAACACTTTGAAAAGGAGGATTATCGTGGATCAAATTCAAACATTAGTCAACTTGGAAAATGTTCAGGAAATTCCAGAGTTAGTCACACACAACATAATAATCCCATTGCATACAATCCCAAAAGATAAAGCATGGTCTGTTTTGTATGAAGATGATAGTATTTTAGTTGAAAGTGCTGATAATTCAATTTGGTGGGATAATATAGATTGGAAAAAAGTAAAACAAATTAATATTATGGGTATTATTATCATACCTCCTTTTAAATCAATTTCTTTTTGTCGTGAAGCGATTGCAATTTATGGAGAAAATTCTAAACCTGTGGCTATTTGTTGTAATATTACGTATGAAACTAATATTTTAAAACTACGTTTTTCTTTACTTAAAGAAATTTAAGGTGGAGATATATTATGATTGAAAAATTAACCGTAGCAGGGGGTATAGTAAAAATAGATGGTATAGATATAGGATTTTGTAGAGAATTTAAGTTATATCCTAATATTAAGTGGTTATTTGATGATGTATTATTATCTACACAATCTAATAAGCATATTTTAGTTTCAAATATTTCGACAGAAGGTGTGATCGAAGAAATTTCTGTAACAGGTTCATTTGTATGTGAATCTATTTCAGCTAAAATGTTATTCGGTATTTTTGCACATTCAGGTTTTAATACTATTAGTGGTAATACAAAAAATTTATTTGCAGAATTAGATTTAAATCAACCTTTTTTATATAATCTTAGCTTTGAAAGTATTCCAGAAATTGGAACAAAGATAGAGTTTATAAGTCCTAAAACATATTTATTTATAAATGAAGATATAATATTACAATCTAATGATGAATTTATGGATTTACCAATTCAATTTAGCTCTAAATTTAAATCATCTATTGAGTTACCTAGTTTAACAATAAGTGAATTTGGAGATTATTAAGGAGTAAATTATGCTTATTTTATTTTCAACAGTTGAAACTTTAGATATGCCCGATTTACATGTCAAAGATTCTGAAGATAATACTAATATTCCAGTAGCTGGAATAGAGGGTTGGGATGATGATTATATTCAAGTTGTAGCGTTATGCAATGCACCCTGTAATTTATTAGGACCAGGTATAGGATTAGTTGTTAGTGAAGAAACATCTGAATATTATTGTCGACGACTCTCTAAAATTAATATTTCGCCTGAATTTTCAACAAGCGGTGCGACTGCAAAAATAAGGTTAAAATTTAAAGATAATAGTGATCGTATTTTTATCACGCCAGAATTAGACTTAATAGCAACCTCTATTCAAAATGGTTCTTTGTATATTGGTGAACATATAGTTGTAGAAACTTATGGTGCAAAATCTGTTAAAGCTATTGTTACATCTATTTCAACAGGAACAGTTGCTCTATATTTAGCTGGAATTTAAAATATAATAAATAATAGTTAAAACAACTGTATCTAGTAGCTTCAGAATTAATCAGATCAGCGCAGATTAACTATGTACGATAGCTACTATTAATAAAATAAGTAACTGATCTGGTTAAAATGATTTCCTCTGCAAAAATCTTGTTTATTTTTTATAAATAATGTATTATATTATAAAATAATATAACATAAAATTTAATTTTTGGAGCTTATTATGGCTGAAAAAAGTATATTAATTAATGATCAAGCTGGTGGAGAAGCTATTGCTACTCGTGATGCAGCAGAAGTAGATGCTGATACTAATAATCGTGTTATTCAATTAATGGACAAAGCCACAAGAAAATTACCTTTAACAGGCATAGGTCACGATGATTTCCAAGTAAGATTAGTAGATAATACTACTTATTCTTATGGTAGTGATTTAATTAATGGTGTTATGTCTGTAGGTGATGGTGAAACATTAGTAGGTTGTGTTAAATTTAAGTTTGATGATACTTATCAATCATATATTAGAGATTATGGGGGTTCTTTTTCAATTAAAGTAATTCCTCATATTGTTATGGATAATTTTTCTGCTACACCAGAAATAATTGGTGCTCTACCTTTTCATCCTTTCTTTCCTATTAACCCTGCTCTTGATGGTATGGGCACTCCCCAAGATTCTTTATATATTGATATGTCTGGGACTTATTGGAATTACACGTCAATGTTTTCTTGGGATTTATGTGGTGCTAATTTTTTAAATTTTCTTTTTCGTTTTGACGGGGATGATACCTATAATGCTTACCCGGATATTCGATTCTATGCTTGGATTTTATCCGGTCATGCTAGACGTGTAGAACCTGATTTTGCTTTTAATTGTAGCCCAAAAGATCAAGGGTTTGGATATTAATATGTATCCTATATATACAATAACTACATCTACATATTTTCCTCTATTAATGTATTTAATTACTTCTTTGAAAAAAGAAGAAAAAATATTAAAAAATTTAACTGTATTAGGATATGATTTACATCCATATCAAATTAATTACTTACAAAAATTAAGTATATCAGTTGATACTACTTTTTATAAATTTGAAAAAGCATCATATCTTAAATATGCGCATGATTTAAAAATTAATTTAGATCAAATTGTAAAACAAGATAAATTTATTTATATTGATTCAGATGTTTGGGTACAAAATCCACACTGTTTTACACAATTATCAGAATTTGCAGATATTTATGGTTTTGGTGCATCTTTTCTCCCATTAGGAAATAGAGTGGTTAATTTTCAACATTTAAGCTGTGAAATTCCATATGAAGCGTATACAAAAAGTTTAAATACAGGTGTAATGGTTTTTAATAATCAAATGGAGTTATTTAATAAAACCAGAGAATATTATAAAACAAAAAAAGTATTTTCTCCTTTTGTTGAACAACTTTGTTTTGAATTTGCAAGTTTTTATTTAGGGTTAGATAAAAATAATTTACCCCAAGAATATAATTATTTAACTGGTTGGAACAAAGATGATATTATAGAATTAAAAATAGATGGATTTTATGTAAATAATAAATATATATCTATCATTCATAATTTATTAGGTTCATATAATCGTTTACAAAAAGTTTTTGTAGAAGGAAGAGAAATAAAAACTTACTTGTTACCAGATATGGTGAAAGTTTATCAACAAAGTAAAATTTAATTTTTTTTTTTGGGGAATTATTATGGCTGAAAAAAGTATATTAATTAATGATCAAGCTGGTGGAGAAGCTATTGCTATTCGTGATGCATACGAACAAGATACAGAAAGTAACGCACGGGTAATTCAATTAATGGATCAAGCTAATCGTCATTTTTCTTTTCTTCAATCTGCACCCGATCGAACAAAGACTGTTGATGATGAGACCCAATTAACATCAACTAGTCTAGCTAATTTAATAGCAGAGAGTAAAATAATTGGTGACGGTTCTGCATTAGTTGTAGGAATTCAGTTCAAAGCTTATATGAACGGTAGTGAAGCCGCAGTGTCTATTATACCTTTAATTTTTGATTCAGCCGATGTCCCCATAGGATTTTTACAGCCGAAAGTATTTAGGAATTATGTACCTGGTAATGGTGGTAATCCTTTTTATTTTGGAACTGGTCATCCATATACAAATCTAACTATGTTACAAACATGGCCCTTACTTGGGGGAGGTAAAATAATACCTTTCTTGAATAAAAATAGTCATGTAAGTTCAGTAGATATTTGGTTTGAAGTTATATCTGGACAAGTGGCTGGTCATAAGGCTCTTACAGATCCCACTTATGTTAATACTGGGGGTTGGGGTTGTATGTTTGAAACAGGTGGTAGTTGATTTAAATTGATGTTTTAACTGTATAGTTTTTAAATATAAAATAGTTAGAAATTTATAGATAGAGTATTGTGAGGATATTATGTCTGCAGGAATACGTGATTTTTATAGGGGGGATACACGAAAGTATAAAGTAGTTCTTTCTGACAAAGTAACGGGTAATCCTATTTCTGTAGATGGGGGAACATTATATATTACCTTTAAAAAATCAAAAGATGATATTGATGCGGATGCAGTTTTACAAAAAATAATTAATTGTATGGAAGCAGATCCGGCACATCCGACAGGTGAAATTATAGCCATATTACTTAGTACTGATACTAATATAGATCCAGGTAAATATTATTATGATTTTCAATTTGTTTCTTCTATTGGTGAAGTTACAACTATTTTACCTACAGATGATGATGATGGAAAAGTGACAATCAAAAAAGATATGACTAGGACTTCTTAATGGCTGAGTGTGAGTGTATTCAAGTAGAATTGGTAGAAGAAACTATCAATGCCATATTAACTGAAGAAGTTATTGACGTAACTTTAGCAGAAGAAACTATTGAGGTAGCTTTAGTAGAAGAAATTATCGAAGCAGCTATAGTAGAAGAAATAATTAATGTAGAAATAGTAGAAGAAATAATCCAAGCAAATGTAGTCACTTGTAGTTCTTTAAATAGTGAAAGTCAATTAGGTCAGATATTTGTAACGGATGTAGTTTCTAATACGGGTATTGTAGGTAATAAGATATATGAACCTAATACGGTTCCAGTTAATGCAGTTATAAAAGAGGCAACAACAGATGATGATACTGTAACAATTAATTTTATGGTTGAAGGAGGATTGAATTATTCACCTATTATCACTGTTGATGGAATAGTCTGTACAAATTTACAACAATATGTAAATGATCGTCGTTTATTTTATGGTTCTGTTGATATTGTTGTTTCAACGACTCGTACTATTTTAGTAGAAAGTAGTACAGGTAGCACTACTTCTGTTATTATTAATCGTGCTGTAGCTGGGCCAGAAGTATTATCTTGCTTGATAGGTGAGTATCCTGGTTCACAAACTGCTGTGAAATTCAATGATATCGTACATATTACGGGAACTGTAGAAGCAGGGGCAACGCATGTTCGTGTTGTTGGTAATTCTGCATTTCAGGCATATACATGGATAGCTATTTCTGGTGGGATTTTTGATATTGCTGCCTATGTTGGTGGCGGTCAAGGTAGTGGATATTATGCCGTTGTTGAAGCTAAAAATTCATTAGGAACTATTGGTAATGAATTTCAATCATCAAATACAATTATATTAGATCAGTTAACTCCGCAATTTGTTGATAATGGGGCTACTTATCCTTCTGGACAAGCCGCATTTAAAAATAATGAAATTGGTTATCAAGATACAGAGGTATCTGATTTCACTTCTCTTGTTTATTCAAGTCCAAATGATGATTTTTCGTTTGTGGATACAACAACATATACACAAAATAAAGAAATAACTTGTACACACCCTGGAAGTTATAATGATAGTACAATTAATTTTAGAATTATAGCATATAAACAATCTAATGATACACAAGCAACGTTCTCTAAAGTAATCGAAGTTGCAGATATTGCTCCGATTGTGAGCGTTTCACAGAGTTCTACACGGCTTGTTTCTTCACCAAGTGGTGTTACCCATACAATTACCGCAACAAGCAATCAGAAACTAGCTGATGTCCCAGATTTAGATATCCCTGTATCTGGTACATGGTTAGGTTCTGGTTTTACTGGCGGTTTAAAAATTTTTACTCGTCAAATATCTATTATTGATTCAGATGCAAAAGGTTCTGCTGCTTGGGGTTTTGTTGGCGTCGCACCAAAAAATAATGCTGGTTTGTCCGCAACAATTACTGGGAATGAAGTTGTTGGTGGTTTTACTTCCAGAACTCTTACTATCGCTGCTTGGCCTAATAGAGAAGTTGATTTAGGTACAAATGTTGCAGATGTAAATAAATTGACTTGTGAAAATCTATCAAAAGGAGGTTCTGCTCCTAATGGTGGAACAATATATACTTATGATTCAACTATAACAAATGAAGAAAATGAGTTCACAATCACTTCACCATCTGGTATAGTAAATATTAATGGAAATCTTTGGTATAACAAAGATCAGGCAAATGCTGTATCAAATACATCAGGAACAGCACAAATTATTATTGAGGAAATTGCATAATGGGTGCGTTTGAAGATTTTGTAAATAAAGAACTTCCATTACGCATATCTACATTAGAAGATGGCGGTGGCACTGGTAATTTACCAGAGGGTTTATTACTTCTTACTACTGGTATTGGTTTATCTGTTATTACTGGATATCCCACAAAATCAATAGTTTTAATTTCTACTAATAGTAATATTGGTGGTACACGTATAATTGCAATAAAAAATAACTATGCAGTATATGCAGATCATACTGATTTAGATACTATTGGATTAGGGATAAGTATGCAAGCTGTTGTTGCCGGAGTAAATGTACCAGTGCAACGAACGGGAATAATATCTATTTCTGGGGTAGTTTGGACTTCTGGTTTACCGGTTTATATTAGTACAAATGGTTTATTCACACAAATTGCACCAAATTCAGGATATGTACAACAAATTGGTATAGCTTATTCAAGTGATCAATTATTAATTGATATAGCACAGAGAATTATTCTAACTTAATGGAGGATTCTAATGTCTGATAAATATATTAAACAAGATAGTGGGTTATTAAAAGAAGTAGAAGCAACAAGTTCTAGCGCTGGAGCTGCAAATGCCGGTGATATTATAGCACTGGATTCTGGTGGTAAAATAGATAATTCACTATTGCCAACAGGTATTGGTGCTGATACTGCTTTAGTTGAAGCAAGTGAAAATTTAGCTGCTGGTGATTATGTAAATATTTATGATGATAGTGGTTCTTTTAAGTGTCGTAAAGCAGATGCTACAACTAATGGAAAACCAGCACATGGTTTTGTACTTGATACTGTGACTTCTGGAAGTAATGCTACTATTTATTTTGAAGGAAGTAATAATCAATTATCTGGATTAACTGCAGGATTATATTTCTTGGATACTACTACTGCTGGTGGTGTTGTTGCTACTGCACCTAGTTCATCGGGAAATATTGTACAAAGAGTTGGTATAGCTAATAATGCTACTACAATTAATACTGAAATTGGACAACCGATTGAGTTGGCATAATGGCTATACGTAGACCATTAGTAGTTATAAATGGAACAGTAAAAGAATTACCTGTTGGTGATTCTTTGGAAAGTAGTGAAAGCAAAACTCAATATGCTATTCCAGTATTAGCTAATCCTGATGTAAGTGGTGAAGCACACCATACATATACAGATAATGGACCAGTTATGGTTTTAATGGCGGAGGATGATGTATAATGCCTTGGCATGGGAAGTTAAAAGATACTGATATACATAGAATAGCAAGATGGGTTGTTGCTGATGCCACCGCTCGTAATGCAATAACAACTAACCCTGACGGTTCTTCTATTACAGATGATGATGGATTATATTGTTTATGTTTTCAAATAGATGATGGTTCATTATGGACTGTAACTGATACTTCTCCTTTAACTTTTACACAAACTGGTGGAACTTCTACAGTACCGGATGCAGATGAAATATCAGTAGATGATTCAGATGATTATTATAATGGTACAAATGTAGAAACAATTTTAGCAGAAATAGGGAAAAGATTTGATATTGAAGGTGAGCCAACAGGTTTTCCAAATTTAACAGATTCTACATTTTCTTTTACTGATGCAACCAGAACCCTTTCTATTTCCCCTGTAGCTTCTTCATTTTCCTATTGGTATCAAGGTAAAGAATTTAACAAAACAGCCGCAAGTACTGTGGTTATTGCCGATACTGAAGGTTTACATCTTATTTATTTTCTTGATGCTACTCTTATTGCTACGCATGTCGCTGGTGCTGATATTAGTGATATTATTAAAAATAAAGCACTTGTTTCTATTATTTATTGGGATAAAAGTGAAGCAAAAGCAATCTATGTTGGGGAAGAACGACATGGATTAAGTATGCCTGGAGCAGTTCATGAATATTTGCATTATGAAGTTGGTTTATTCTATGATTCTGGATTAGGATTGGCCGATATTTCTGCTGATGGTGATGCAAGTAGTAATACACATGCACAATTTGGTGTTAGTAGTGGTGTGGTTAAAGATGAAGATCTTGTCATTGATATCGCAGCAGTAGCTTCTACAGTTGGTTTACCAATTTATAATTTAATTGGAAGTGCTGGTGATTTAGAGAAAACAATTCGGGCTGGATATTCAGTTTTAAATTCTTCTAGTGCTACAGGTAGATTGTATTATAATGAATGGACTGGTACTGTTTGGCAACTAACAGAAGTTCCCGAACATGATTTTGTATTATATCATGTTTTTGCATCTACTGAAAAAAATAAACCAGCAATAGTATTTGTTGGTCAAAATTCTTATGGGACAAAAGCAAAAGCTAGAACTGGTGCAAAAACAGAAATTCATTCTTTAGTAACAAACGAAACATTATTACCCGAATTAAGACCGATTGCTACCGTTATTTTCCAAACTGATAAAGATTGGACAAATACAGTAAAAGCTAGAATTGTTACCACTGATGAAGGTGATGATTATATTGATTGGCGTGATGAAGTTTTTAGTAGAAAGTCATTAACCACTTCTGATCATAATGCATTAACTAATTTACAAGGTGGACAGGCTGGAGAATATCATCATTTAACAGAAGCACAGCATGATGGTTTAACAGATGGCGGTGAAACCACTTTACATAGTCACGCTTCATCTGGAAGTTCTGGTAATGAAGATGATACTGAATTTCAGCTATTTCAAAACCAAACAGAATTAGATGCTGATTTTACTGTTCCTGTTTCTGGTCTTGAGAAATTATACTTAATGACAACTGCAAATACTCTTACATTACCTTCTACTGCTGTTCCAGAAGGTAGTAGGGTTGGGATTATTAGTACACATGCTGATGGTGCATATGTTGCTTCTGATGATTTATACACTGATACCCCATTACAGTTTAGTCAATATGAATTTATGATACTGATTTGGGTTAGTGGTAAATGGGTAAAAGTATTTAGTTCTGTTATTGCCGAAATAGCTACTTGTGCAACAATAGGATATATTGCTGGTGGTTATGATACTGATGTTCTTCAAGATACAGACGAATATGCCCCGGATACTTGGACTAATAAAACTGACATGCCAACACCGGGAAGGCAGTATTTAGCGGCTTCTACAATAAGTAATAAAGGTTATATTTATTGTGGTTATGGTACTGCATCATTACAAGACACAGACGAGTATAATCCTGACACTTGGACATCAAAAACAGATGCACCTACGCCAGCAAGAAGTAGATTAGCGGCATCAACTATCTCTGATAAAGGATATATTTATTGTGGATATGGTAGTGCTGCTCTTCAAGATACAGACGAGTATAATCCTGACACTTGGACATCAAAAATAGATGCACCTACGCCAGCAAGAAGTAGATTAGCGGCATCAACTATCTCTGATAAAGGATATATTTATTGTGGATATGGTAGTGCTGCTCTTCAAGATTGTGATGAATACGATCCTAATACATGGACTTCAAAAACTAATGCTCCTACACCGGCAAGACAATATTTAGCGGCATCAACAATATTAGATAAAGGCTATATTTATGGGGGTATGAGTAATTTACAAGACACTGACGAATATGACCCCGATACTTGGGTATCAAAAACAGATATGCCAACACCGGGAAGAGCGTTTTTAGCAGCTACAACAATAAATGATAAGGGGTATATTTTTTGTGGTGATAGTGGTGGTGCAATACAAGATTGTGATGAATATGACCCTGATACGTGGACTTCAAAAACAGATACACCTACGCCAGCAAGATACGCAGAGGCTTCTTTTGGAGTATAGGAATAAATTATGATATACTCAGACGTAAAATCCATTTCAGCAGCAACTACATTAACAACTGATGATTTTAATAAAACTATTCTTTGTTCTGGTTCTGTTGACTACACTGTTTCTTTACCAACATCTATGTTAATTTTAGGTGTTCAGATTTTAATTGTTTGTCTTGATGATATTACAGTAACAGTAGATGCTGGAACAGGTAATACTATTGGTGGGGATCAAACAATTTCATTAGGACAGTATAATTCTACTCTTCTTGTTTATACTTTAGAAGGGTGGGAAAAGATAGCTGATGTTGGTGTTCAAGTTGTCGCTGTTCCCAGTGCAAGTAAGGGCTATATTTATGGGGGTTATGATGGTAGTAGTTACTTACAAGACACTGATGAATACAACCCTACCCTTGATACATGGGCATCAAAAACTAATTGCCCAAGTCCTGCTAGGGCTCATTTAGCAGCATCAACAATATTGGATAAAGGTTATATTTATTGTGGTTATAATAATTATAATGGTTCTAATAATCTCCAAGACACTGATGAATACGATCCTGATACATGGACTTCAAAATCTGATTGCCCCAGCCCTGCTAGAAGATATTTAGCTGCTTCAACAATATTAGATAAAGGCTATATTTATTGTGGTTATAGTGGTTATTTACAAGACTGTGATGAATACGACCCTGACACTTGGACATCTAAAGCTGACTGTCCTAGTCCAGGGAGAATATATTTAGCTGCTTCAACAATATTAGATAAAGGCTATATTTATTGTGGTGATAGTGGTGGTTACTTACAAGACACTGATGAATACGACCCTACTCTTGATACATGGGCATCAAAAACTAATTGTCCTAGTCCAGGAAGACATAGATTAGCTGCTTCAACAATATTAGATAAAGGTTATATTTATGGGGGTTATGATGGTAGTAGTTACTTACAAGACACTGATGAATACGACCCTGATACTTGGACGTCAAAGACGAATTGCCCTAGTCCAGGGAGAAGTAATTTAGCAGCATCAACAATAAATGATAAGGGGTATATTTATTGTGGTTATAATAATGGTGATTCTTTTCAGGATACTGATGAATACGACCCTGATACTTGGACATCTAAATCTGATTGCCCTAGTCCTGCTAGATGTTTATTAGCTGCTTCTACTGTTTCTGAATAAAGGTTATATTATTGTTGGTTATATAAGTTTTAATTATTTCAAGACACTGATGAATATGACCCTGATACATGGACTAGCAAAACAGATGCTCCTGCACCGGGAAGATATTCAATGGGTTCTTTCGGATTATAGGATATTAGTATGAATATTTTTAAAAGGATAATTTATATTACTAGTACAACTTCATTACCAGCAGGTTTTAATAATGCTCATCTAGTTTGTTCTGGTTCTGCTGACTATACAATTTCTTTACCTACTTCTAATAGGACTATCGGTGATAGGATTATATTTACTAATTTATCAGATATTACGATTACAATAGATGCTGGAACCAGTGACACTATTAATGGTGAGCAAACTATTGAACTTACTCAATATGATTCCAGAATGTTGGTCTGGCATGATACTAATAAATGGGTTATTGTTGCTCAGGTAGGTGATGAAGAAGAGGTTGAAGAAGTTGCTACAGGTGCAAGTAAAGGGTATATTGTTGGCGGCTATGGTGATGGTTATCTTCAAGATACAGATGAATATGATCCTGATACTTGGACATCAAAAACAGATATGCCTTCACCGGGAAGGGCCTATTTAGCAGCATCTACTATTTCTGAGAAAAGTTACATTTATTGTGGATATGATGGTTCTGTTAGAGTTCAAGATACAGATGAATATGATCCTGATACTTGGGTAAGTAAAACTAATACCCCAACACCAGCAAGAGATAAATTAGCTTCTTCAACAATAAATGATAAAGGTTACATTTATTGTGGATATGATGGTTCTAATAATCTTCAAGATACAGATGAATATAATCCAGATTCTTGGACAAGTAAAACGAATTGTCCATCTCCTGTACGACGTGGTATAGCAGCAGTAACAATATTGGACAAAGGTTATATTCTTGGTGGTAGTGATGGTTCTAGTAAATTACAAGATACAGATGAATATGATCCTGATACTTGGACATCAAAAACAGATATGCCTACTCCAGCAAGGCAGTATTTAGCGGCAGCTACACTATCTGACAAATGTTATGTTTATGCTGGAGAACTGAGTTCTATGCTACAAGATACAGATGAATATGATCCTGATACTTGGACATCAAAAACAGATATGCCTACTCCAGCAAGGGCCTATTTAGCAGCATCTACAGTAGATAGTAAATGTTATATATATGGTGGGAATGATAATTCTAATGATCTTCAAGATACAGATGAATATGATCCTGATACTTGGACATCAAAAACAGATATGCCTACTCCAGCAAGGTCAAAACTAGCTACTTTCTCAATTTAACCTTTAACTAAAAAGGAAAGAGTATGGAAAAGTTAATACAATTATTAGATGATCATCAGACTGGTATGAGTAAATTTCAGGATGATTATTTTGTTACAACAAGAGCAGGTGGAACTTTATATGGTCAATATAAACAAGCATTGCGTGAAGTTTATAAACGATTTCGTGGACTCAGACAACAAATAGCTGATAATAAAAGATTAAAAATTGATATTGAAGAACTTGAATTTGATATTAAAGAACTGAAACAAAAAATAACAAAGAAAGCAGAATTTCAGTGGCGTAAAAAAGAAATTGATTTACAAGAAAAAACTATGCTTACTGAAGAATCAGAACGCGCAATTGCTGATACAAAACGTGAATTTATTAATTTTTATCGTCAAGTTGTTTATTTAAAAGAAAAAATTGGTGATTTAACTGATGAAAAACGTGAGCAGCTTGATATGGAAATGTGGCTGTTTAAGATTAAAGAAATGGCTTGTATTGATTTTGTTACATCTGGTAGGCTACGAAATAGTACATTTGAATTTTTACATTCTTTACCGAAAGAATTGAAACTTAAAGTATTACCAGAAATAAAAGACCATAACAAATTAGTTTCATGGTATGAAAATAAAGAAGAAACAATCATACCAAAAGATTTAACAGCTATTCCTGTACCGAATTTTAAACAGTTGGAGGCGTTATCATGCGACAATATTTCACTTACGTAAACCCTTATTTTGACGGTGCTTGGCATCCCATTGAATATAATGTTGAAAAAGCTTGTGGTTCTGTTTGGCCTACAATTAAGAAAAATTTTTGTGTTGCCCAAGGTAGTTCCATTGGTGATGCTCGTATTCTTGGATATATTGAATTAACCGTAGATGATGAAGGTAATGTTCCTACCCCAAGCTATCCAGCGGGTGTTTACCCTGCTAAAGGTGTTATGGCAATGATACTTTCTCTTTTTCCTCATGTGAAAGAAACCGTAGAGGAAGCAAAAGACAAAGTTGAACGTTGGACAGGAAGAAAAGATATTACTATCAAGGATGGAGTTGTGGTGATTCCTGAATTAAACATGGAAGATTTAAAATAATGTTGGAATTTAAAATATTAGAAAAATGGATAACTGATCATGGTATCCCTATGGTAGTCTTGATCTTGGTAATATTTTTAGTCTTTAAATATTTTGCAAAACAAATTGAACATCCTAGTACAACTTGTACTCCTGAGATTAAAAATCTAACAAAAGAAATCAAAGATTTAGGGAAAAAAGTAGATAATCATACAGAACAAGTTGGCGCATGTAGACAAACATTATTAACTTTAAAAGGATTTTTATCAGGGGTTTATTTTAGGAATCGGGGAATGGATGATGACTAAAGTTTTTGAGACAAGTATAAAAATACTGGCTACCAAAAATTTACGTACCTCTTTTCTTTTAAACAAAGCTCAGTATTTACCATATTGTAAAAGGAATATTTTAGAGGCACAGATCCTTTTTTGGTCCTGGGTATACAGTGATTTGACTCAAAGATTCATTTGCGGTGTTAAAGACCCTTCCAGGGAAATTAATGTTGATGAAAAATGTAAGCAATATTTATTAGAAAATAATTTAGCCAATAATAAATTTGTTGCGTTTTTCTTCGCTTTCCATGCACCCTTGGCAACAGCTTTTTTGAAGGTTTTGGATAAAGAATTAAATAATGGGCATCCATTGCCGAAAAAATTGGAATTGATCGGCAATGAGTTAATCGAACTTTTAAATATTGCTCGTATCGAACTAGAGGGGATGAGAATTAGTTGTACATCTTTTGGATGTGCTCCTATGTGCCCTCATTTTAAAGAAACAGGAATTAGTGATTGTGAAACGTATGGGATCGATAATGTTTTTACTTTATTGATTAATCCTGAGTATTATCTGGAGCCGAATTTATTTGATAATATTCTAAAGTCTCTTTCCAGGATAAAAGATTCAGATTCTATCATCATGGTTGTGGATTACAGAAATATGTGTGATAGGCAGACCAGATTTTCCTGGGAGACTGAGGGGGCTTGGGAGCGTTATCAACAATGTAAAAAACATGTAAAAGAGATTTATTTTTACCATTACGCTCCTTGTGTAGACTTTGGTCCCTATTATAATGAATTAAAAAGAGTGATGATCCCGTCCAAAGAATTGAGGAAGCAGGTTTGTGATACCTGGATCGATAAAAGGGAATTAATTTATTTTTAAGGGGAGAAATATGAAAAAAATTATAATTTTATTATTAATTTGTTTTCTTTTTTCTGGTTGCTATACAACTAAAGCTTTTGTTAATGTTGAACAACAGCAAGTAACAGCAATTAAAGAAGTAAAAGAAGGTACAATTCTTATGCTTCAAAATTGGGAATTTCATTCAGGGTTGATTCGTGGGGCTTTAAAAGGACAAATGAATATTTTGCCTTTACAAGTTACTACTGCTATGGATGAGTTAGACAAATTAGCTTCTCAGATAGATATGTTAGATGATCAAATGTTAGGATACGCTTTAGGTTTACGAATAAGTATGTTAAGAGATACAGTAAAAATAGCAATAAAGCGATATGCACCAAATATATTAAAATATACTGTTTTTTAAAATAAATATGGGAGGGGATATATATATATATATATGCCAGTGCAAAGATGTAAATTAAAAAATAAAAAAGATGGAAATTTGGAAAGTCTGGAAAATGTTATACTGGATCTGGAGCAAAAAAGAAAGCTATTAAACAAGGAAAAGCTATAAAAGCTTCACAAATAAAAAAATAATTAAAGGAGGGTATTTGAAATGAAAAAAGTTTTGTTATTAGTTATCATCATTATACTTAGTCTTACTACTTCAGCTTATGCAGCTCCTTTTGTTTATTTTAATTGGGACAACCAAGAAGATAATGGCCCTACTAGGATTATACTTTATGGGTTACCTGAATCACCTATCACTGCTGAAATTACAAAAGTACCTAATCCGAACGATCCTACAGATATTCAATATTATAGAGCAGAATATGATTTAAAAGATTTGCCTGATGGTAGCTATATATTAACTGGTAAGATGAAAAATATTTGGGGTCAAGAGTCTTTGGAGGAGTCACTGCCCTACCCTTTCGTCAAAGTAGTACCCGAAGATATTTCAAACGTTCATTTAGACTTTTAAAACGATGGAGGCACAAATGAAGAAGTTACTATTATTATTGACATTAGTTTTCTTATTAATCCCTAAACCTTGTCCTGCTACTGATCGAGCTTGTGAACCTATTTGGACTGATGTGGCAGGTCAAACTTATGTCTTGGTCATTAATGATCAGAGTTTTGATGTAGTGTTTTCAGATTCTTATGTAGGTCCTTGCCCACAAGGTGAATTAGAAATCTATGATGGTATTTATATTGCACCTATTCTCAAATGTTACTATACTAGTGGAGGTGATAATTTTATTTACATTAATTGTGATACTGATGAAGACATTCCATTTATCTTAAGAGGTAATAAATTAGAGTTATATGTACCGAGTGAAATTGTAATGGAAAGAGTTGAAAAATAACTTATAATAATGAAACTCATGTAAAGATAATTTTACACTAACAAAGGAGGACATTATGGGACCAGAACAGTTAGGACAATTGTATGTGGCATTAGTAACGACAGCTACCGGTTTGATTATTGCTATTGGTGGTTTGGGAATCGCCTACTTAAAAAAGTTGGGGCGAAAGATTAACGATGAGAAGTTACGGGCATCGTACGAGACAACTCTTGGGGTGATTGATAACACTGTTAGATCTGTACTATTGGATACTAGTGAGAATTTGGAAAAGAGAGTTGCTGATGGTGTTCTTACTAAGGAGGAAATCAAGGCTATCCAAGATAGAGTTGTGAAGCAAGCAAATTCTCAGATAGCCCCGGCCATTCTTAAGCAAGCTGAGCAACATATTGGGGACCTTGGGGCTGCTATGGAGGCTCGTATTAAAAGTAAGATCCAAGAGGTTAATACGGTCACAAACTAATGAACTTTGTCCCAATACTTTCCGGTAAGGAAGCAGATGATTTCTTTGAGCGAGTAGCCGAAGGGCTTAAACATAAAGCCGATTTTACACCAACGCCAGGGCTTGAAGAAGCACGAAATTTGTTAACTTTTATTAGGAATCTTGATAGTTTAGATGAAAAAGCAAAACAAAGCAAAATCATTTTTAAAACTAAAAGCGTACGGGGTGTAAAGCCTCAGTGATTGATATTATGGCTGGATACTTAATCACTACGTTTTTAAACAGCCCCAACAACACCCGCCACGCCTCACTAACAGGGTCGGATAGTTGCATGAGCCGGGCGCACCACGGCGGGTGTTTAATTGATGAGTGTGAATGCGTTAGCACGCTCAACAAACTACTTTGAAGATGATGCAGGCGCAACAACACCCGCCACGCCTCTGGTTGTTAAGCGTAAAACAACTTCCAGGCGCACCTGGCGGGTTACTTAAAAGGTAAATGATGAAAAGATTATTTGCATTAATCTGGCATAGATTTCTTCGTGATGGTGAAGATAAAGTAATTAAAATCACCGGCTGGCGAAGTGCTATTATTGATCGTAAAGGTAGTGGCCGTGCGTATGTATGGTTTTGTTTTTGGGTATTTAACTGACCTACTATGTTTGATAAAAAATGCTACTAGGTATACTGAATATAAGACCTTTACTAGAGTAAGACCCACTCAATAGGTTATTTTTGTGTATTAAAATATTGAAATATTGGAATATACATGAGACGAATATTAGTTACAGGCGGCTCAGGTTTTTTAGGTTCACATTTATGTGAATATTTATTAAAAGATAAATGTAATGTCATATGTATAGATAATTTTTTTACTGGAAATGATAGCAATATTCATCACTTAAAAAATAACCCAAATTTTGAACTTATCCAGCATGATATTATTTCTCCAATATCTTTAATTGTGGATGAAATTTATAATTTAGCTTGCCCCGCATCGCCAATTAAGTATCAATCTGATCCTATACAAACTATTAAGATTAATATTTATGGCGCTATTAATATACTCAATTTAGCTAAAACTAATAACGCAAAAATATTTCAAGCTTCTACTAGTGAAATATATGGGGATGCTAAAACTCATCCTCAAGTAGAAAATTATTGGGGAAATGTTAATCCGATAGGAATACGTGCTTGTTATAATGAAGGAAAACGTTGTGCTGAAACATTATTTTTTGATTATCACCGTCAATATAATTTAAATATTAAAGTTGCGCGTATTTTTAATACGTATGGGCCACGTATGTGTGTTAATGATGGAAGAGTAATATCAAATTTTATTGTTCAAGCACTTCAAAATAAGCCGATTATAATTTTTGGATCTGGAGAACAAACCCGTTCATTTTGTTATGTAGATGATTTAATTAAAAGTTTTATACGATTTATGGCTACACCTAATAATTTTATAGGTCCAGTAAATTTAGGTAATTCTACTGAAATTACTATTTTAAATCTGGCTAAAAAAATTATTAAATTAACAAATTCAAAGTCAAAAATTATATTTAAAACATCACTTAGAGATGATCCAAAACAACGAAAACCTGATATTACTTTAGCTAAAAAAGTATTAGATTGGGAAGCAAAAATAAATCTCGAAGAAGGTTTGAAAAAAACAATTGATTATTTTTTATCTATAGGAGTATAATAAAAATGTATATCAATACATTTTCAGGTATTCCTTTAGTTCGTTTACTTAATGATGGTCGTACTATTGAATTAGCTGAACCATTTGGGTTTTGTGATTCTCAAGGTAAAGAATGGTGGGGTAATATTAGTGATCAAGTAAATGGAACTAGTTACCCATCTATTTTATGGAGTTTATCTGGAGGTCCTTGGAGTACAAAATCTAGATGGGGGGCCATTCTCCATGATATTTATTGTAATAAAAAGACTGAATCATGGCAAGCAACTCATAACATGTTTGGTGAAGCAATACTTATTTGTGGAGTTAAAAAAAGTAGAGCTAAACTTGAATTTAACATGGTTTGGAGATTTGGTCCTCGTTGGAATCCAGATGGTTCAAATATTATAACTCCAAACTGGGATGATAAACTAGATTTGGAAATGATTGGTGGTTAATAAGATATCATATTGACAAATTATAATTTAATAAAAATGGGGCTATAAATTGGATACACAAATATTATCAAAAGAAGATATATATCAATATTGGGATAAGTCGTCAGATGAATTACCTTGGTTATTAATACAACATTTTTCTATACCTGAATTTGAAGGCCATACAAATGAAATAAGTGGAGCTTTAGTATTAGCACTTGAGTTATTCAGAGAAAAATTAAAAAAACGTATAAATATATCCCCAAGTAATTGGGGTATACACTCCGAACATTCATGGCATTATAGAATTAAAGATCGTAATAAATTTGCACAGGCTATCGATGTATTTCCTCATTGTAACTTAGCATATGCTTTTATGACAGCTATAAAAACAAATCTTTTTAATGGTATAGGAGTATACCCTTATTGGAGTTGGAAAAATAAACATTTATCAGGTGGATTGCATTTAGATATTAGAAATACTAAGGATATAAAAATGTGGTGGGTAGATCAAAATAATAAATATCACTACCTTAAAAATTGGAGGGATATATATTCTTTATTTACCACATTATTAGAATCATAAGTTTGGTAGTGTATTCCATCTAGACACTGTAACTCTTCATCTTTTCCAGGTGTCGACCTTGCGGTTGCGTTTGGCCTCTTCTAGATATAATATTATTAATATTTATCTTTGGTGACCGTCACTCATGAAAGAAAATACACACAAGAGGCTATATTATTTCTACATACTTAGATGTTATTTGTAATAAGTGATTATAATCTCCTTTTAAAGCATCTTTTTTATAATTATTTATTACTTGTTGGTTAAATCCATGTTTTTTCATAACTTGAACTACTTTTCCTATTATAGAAAATGCATTACCATCCGAACCAATTAATTGTACCTTAGGTTTAAAACTCAATTCACTCATTTTTACTTCTTTATAAATTTTCTTACACTTATTAAAAAGATCCTTTGTAATTTCTATTGACCCTCCCCAACGTTCTTCTAACTCCTTATTTAACTCCGGAGCAACAATTTTAATAATCTCTGTATTACATATTATTGAAGCACATCGACAACAAGGTAACATCGGGTATACATACATTGTACAATCTACTAAAGATTTTGTAGAGAAAAGAATAGCATTTACTTCAGCGTGGATAATTTTATTATATTTATTTTCTCTATTATCATATTCTTCAGGTGAATCTGGATATCCTCTAGGAAATCCATTAAATCCTGTACCTATTATTCTATTAAACTTATCTGTAATTACAGCTCCACATTTAGTACTGGGATCTTTAGACCACATAGAGACATGTTTAGCAAGATTTAAATATTGTAAATCCTTTTCCATAATTTACCTCTATAAATTTATAGGATTATCACATCTATTTTCACATTTCTTACATTTTGGAAAATCACTTAAAAATAATATTGGCTCAGTATCTCTACAAATCTTCAACATTTTATTAGCCATCTTTCTAATTTCCCATTGTGCATGATTACAACATCTAAGATCAAAAAATTCATTCAGAGTACGGGCGTTCATTTTGACGACGATAGTCGTATATGTAGCATTAGGTAATAAATATCGTGCATCTTCTTTTGGTATACCTCTTTTAAGCAATTTAAAATATGCTTCAGAAGCTCTATTTATAAGATTATCATATATAACTAAAGCATTTATATTTGCTTTTATAGACGGAGGTATAACTACATCACTATTTGGTATTACATGTCTTTGACTTTGTTGAGCATAAGATGCAATTCTATGTCTAACTAATTGGTGAGATAAAGATCTACTAACCTCAGAAATTTTAAATGTGAAATCAGCAAACTCCATAATTGAAAAATGTCCTGAATTTATGACATTAATAATTCGTTGTTTTTTCTCTTCATTTACTTTTTTAATTGAATCATAACATACTGAAATAGCTTCATCACAAGACATATCTGAATAGTTTATTAATTCTATTTTCATTATACTCTCCATTATCCTATTTCGTATTTTATCCACCAATTTAAAACTATCTTTTTTATATATTTTTCATTATATAACCAAATTTTACCTTTTCGTTTTCTAACAATATATCCTTTTTTACCAAAATAATTTACTTTATCTGGTGTAGTATTAAGAATAATAGACGCTTCTATAGATGTGATCCATTTAGCGCTTATATATTTTGATTTTAGTTTTAGTTTTACATCTTCAAGAAATTCTTTTAATATACCAGCCATTATTTATCATCTCTGATAATTTTTAATCTTGGATGTCGTAAACTTCCATCTAATGTTTCTTCATGAAAAAATACTTCTGCAGTTTTTCCTAAATATTTTTCTTTATTATTCCATATTTCTTCTCTATCATGATCAGATAAACCAGTACCTACATTTACTTCTACGCCATTATTTCTACGAACTATAAGTGCGCCTAATTTATTTTCATATTTATTTCGACCTTCTTCAAATCCGATAATTGGTAAATCTTCACTTAATTCATTTTTTAATTTCATCCAATCTGTAGATCTAGTTCTTTTATAAAAATGATTTGGATTTTTAAGAACTAATCCCTCTAATCCTAAATTTAAATTTTCATCAAATAATTTCATTATTTCTTGTCTGCTATTAACAATATGATGATCTAATATTTCTATATATTCAGAAAAACCCTTAAATTTACATAATTCTTCGTATCTTTCTGTAAATTTAACATGTGTGTCAATCATGTCAAAGGCATAAAATTTAGCTGAAGGTGTAGGATCATTTGATCGAATTTTTCCTAATGATACTTGAAAGGGAATATTTGGAATTAATAATTCTCCATCAAGGGGCGCATGTACAATTATTTTACTTAAATCTTTAATAATATGATCTACGCCTATAATTTCTTTTCCAGTCCTAGTATAAAATTTATTTTCTATATATGTAGCTCGAATACCATCCAATTTTGGTGATGCAATATACGGATATCTAACTTTGTTCCAATCTATTTTTGATGCTAACATTACATCATAAGAAGGAATTATACCTCCTAGAGATTTATTAATAGATTTTCTACCTAAACCTATATCTAAAGTTCTATTTAGAATCATATGAAAAATTTTAGCATCATTGGGTGTTAAAGATATTATATATTTTTCAACTATAAATCTAGCTTCATTCCCAGTAATTTCTCTATTATTTAATCTGTCAAGTAATTTAAAAGTATCTTCATCAATAAATTTATTACCTTTACCTTTTGTAGTAAGATTTTTTATATAATAATTTTTAAATGGATCATACGTATAAAGTAAAATAGGCACCATAATTTCTGGCCCTTGTTTTAATAATTGTTTTTTATAATTAGTTCCTTTAGTATTTTTTAAAGTTTCAATAAATACATACACGGACATATTAACTCCTTAACCATTTAGTAAATTTATAATAAGTTGGAATATCGGATATAGATTTATTTAAGTAACAATATTTATTTCGTAGCATATATACTTCTGTTTCGTCATAAATAGTAGGATAATTTATATTATACCAATCTTTATTATTTATAATACTTTCCATCATACCATAATGTTTTTCATATACATGTAATGAATTGGCGTGATGATAATAATCACCCAATTTTAATTTCGGATAAAATAGTTTTAATACTATATATATCATCTGATGAAGTAATCCAAAGAAAAATACATCATTCGTCAAACCAAATATGGCATCATTACTACGCATATATACCGATTGATGTAAAAAATATTGTCGTATGTGATAATTAATATACATTGTACATCGATGGTCTGTATTATATGGATTTAATTTATCAGCTTCTCCTAAAATAATAACAGCTCGTCTTGAATTTATATCACTAACTAATTCACTAATTACCCAATCAAAATGTTTTGGACCCATAAATATTGTTTGACCATAATTAGAATTTATACCTCCATCAGGTTGTATAGTATCATTCCACGCACCAGCTATATCACATATACTAGTATCAAATCTATTACCACGAAGATACCATAAGACTTCTTGTTTGGCATAATTGAGATTTAAATTTCTAGATTTAAAAGAAGTTATAGGGTATATAGAATTTATAGTTAATCCTATATTTCTACATTCTTTGACTTTCATTCCTCGTATTACTAATTCTGGCCCATTAAAAACCTTTTGATAAATATCTAAGAACACATTTTTATTTGGCATAATATATACTCCGGAGTGCATGCTACAGCATTATAAACTAAATGATGAGGGATTATAGAAAAAATTTCCTCATATCTCTTTAAAATAATTTTTTTATTATCGGTAATATATTTAATATGTTCTTTTGTATCATGTTCTTTTAATATATGAATATTAAATATATGGTTA